GGTAGAAGGTGGAGAGACTATGGATCAGGTAATGATGGCTAAGTCAGGAGGTAAGGGTAAAATGAATGACTACTTCTTCTCAGCTTATCTTAAACTTGGTGGTAAGTCATTTGCTCAAAGACATAAAGATCTTATTAAACAAGGAGCTAGTCAAAAAGAGATTCAGAAACTTGCTAAGATGCAAGAGGCTGTAGCTAATAAGAAAGGAGAAAAAGACAGAAGTCCTAGAACTGTAAAAGAATACGGAGGCCCTCGTCAGTATCAGATTGCTGGTTTTCGATATGATGTTCCATCTGCTTCAGAAGAAGAATATCAAGTTAGTGAAGATCCTTTAACTAAAAATATTAGTTCCTATAATTGGTCTGGGCATAAAAAGTCTAGTACCCCAGCTCCTGCTACTGGACTAATGGTTACATACTCAGCTGTTCCAGGGTTTGAAGATAGAAATAAAAAGGCTCAGGAGGAAGAAGCTGCTAAAAAAGCATCTACAAGCAGTAAATCAAAAAGTAAAAGTTCTAAAAAGAAAGCAGAACCTGCTTCTACAATTAAGTTAACTGATAACGAAACAGGAAAAATTGAAGATCCCGTAGGTCTTGAAGCAATAGAAGCTGATATAAAGGCTAGAGAAGCAATCATGTCTTCTGCTGTAGACCCCACAGCACTTCCACAAGCTGGAGATGGTACATTCTTTATAGACCGTGGTGTAGGAACTAAAGAAAATGAACAAAAATTAGCTGAGTTACAAAAAGAACGAAAGAAAAAAGTTAAAGAGAAACCAAAAGGAACAAATAAGAAAGAAGATAGTGTAAAGGATAACTTTACTACTCCATCTGTAATGGCAGGTCTTGCTCAATTAATTCCTGCTGGATATATATTAGCTACTCCATACAAAAAGACTGCTCCAATTGATACCAGCGGTGCTGAATTCCAAGCACAATCAGTAGCTCCTGGTGCCGTAGTTAGAGGGGCTACACTTGGAAGACAATCTTCAGGTGCTGAGAAAGCTGCTGCAATAGCAAATGCTGCTGCTATAAATAAATATATTGAAGGAAGTAATGCTGGTCCTGGTGCTATAATAGGTAAGTTAGCAGTTAGTGCTAAACTAAATGAGCAGTTAATGAAGATACAAGAGCAAGATGATAGAGCTAATTTAGCACTTGCTTCTAAAGAAGCTGAACTTGGCCAAAGAGCATCAGAATTTAATGCTCAACAAGCTGTAGAAGCTGCTGCTGCCACTGCTGAGAACAGACAAAGAGCTTCTGAAAACTTGCAAAAAGCAAAGATGTTTAATGCTCAAATGGAAATGAGTGAAAAACAATTTGCAGATGAGAGAAAAGTAGCAGCTTTAAATTTAGCTGTTAGAGGTATTGCTGGAACAGTAGGAGATGCATTATCATATAGAGCTCAGGAAAGATTAGCTAAAGTTATACAAGAGGGTGGTGAGTATGATAGATTCAAACTTAAAGAGCTAATGAATACGGATCCAGCCTTTGCCAATCTTACTCAGGATCAAAAAAATGAAATTGTAGCTAGTATGAGTGCTGCCAATAAAGCACAATTAGGTGGAGCTAGAAGATATACTAGCCGTCTAGGAGATTTAAACAGAGGAAAGAATAAAAGAAACTTTAATATCTAATAGGTATGCCTTATCAGTTTGGTGAATTTGTAAGTACGTACAGAGATCCTCAATCAGTTAAGATTGCAGAGACCTTACGTAATAGATATGTAGAAAATCTTCAAGCTAATGATCAAGTAGCTATGGCTCTTGAACAAATGAAAGCTGCTTTGCCATTTGAAAATGATATGGCTAAGAAAGCTGAACTGCAGAAAAAAATAGAGGATAAACTACAATCGTTTGTAGATAGAGGGGGAGACTACGAAAATTTAGGAAATGAGATAAGACTGACTGCTTCAGAATTTAGTAAGAAGTATAAGCCAATTAAAGAGAACTACGAGAGGTACCAAGGAGCTCTTCAAACTCTAAGTAAGCAACTTGAAAGTGGAGATATTAATGCCTCAGATTATAATATGGCTACTAAGTATATTATAAGAGGATATAAAGGGTTTGAAGTAGACCCAACAACTGGAGAAGTACTAGAAAGTTCAATGTACAGTGCTCCAACAATCTATAAGGATCCTAAACTTATGGATAAGATAAAATCAAGACTAGATATTCTACACGAAGAAACATATGGGGAGAAAGTAGTATCATCTGGGTTAGATGCTAATGGAGTCTGGAAGTCATCTTCAGCTAATAAAGTTAGCACGATAAGTCCAGAAAAAGTAATGGAGGTTTATAACTCTGTTATTCAAGAACCTGATGTACAGATGTATCTAGATCAAAGAGCAGATATGCAATTAGCAATGGTAGAAGATAGTGGTAACTCTACTGCCTATCTAGATGCAAGAATGCAAACTAACCAAGCTGCTATCGATCAATTAAATAAACAAGTAGCAGAGAATAAGTATAGTCCTGCACAAAAGAAAATTATTGCTAGTCAAATAGATGCTCTTGCTAAAGAGAATGAGACTGTTAAAAAAGCTAAGACAGATCCTAACTTATCTCAAGCTGTATTAAAGAACATATTTAGAGATGATCTTTTAGAGCCAGTAAAAGGATATGCACTTGCTAAATCATATAAAAGTGTTGAGACAGAAAGAGGATATGAAAATAACTATGCTCTGTATCTAGATGCTCATAGAAGAAGACAGGATAAACTTGATGCTCTAGGAGAGAGTCTATTTAGACAAGGAGATGTAACTGCAGATAAGGACATTACTGGATCTACTACTCAAGAGAAACAAGACTTTATTAAAAATGCAGATGCTCAAATAGCTGATCTTGAAAGACAACTTCAAGATACTTCTCTATCACAAGCTGCTAAAGATGATCTACAAGCTGGTATCATAAGTGCTAAACGAGATAAAGAAAGAGCTCAGAATCAAATACGAGATGCAGCTAATAGAGCTATTACTATGGCTGATCTTGAAAAGCAAGATCCTACATTGGTGAGTATATTTAAAGATAGGATGAAAGGAGCTAGTGCTGGAGAGATATATCAGCAGATACTAAATACATTTGATAATCCTAATGATCAGGATTACAAAGATTTTCAAGCTGAGTTTGATGGTAGGTATGGAGCAGGATCTTTTAATGCCCACATAAATCAGAGCAAATATAAAAGTACTGTAGGAGGGACATCATCCGCATCTGCACCAGCTTATATGGGGGTTTCTACTGGAATGTCTCCAACCTTTATTACAAATCCTGGAAATTATTTTAGCAATACTTTTGGAGATAAGGTAAACGAAAAGTATGCAGAGATTAAAGAATCTAGACTATATGGTGAGAGAATTCAAACTGGTAATGATGATCTAGACTTAGAAGTAACTAAGCAAGTTAAAGAGTTCTTTGTTGGAAGACCTATTACACAAAATGAAGTAGTAAAGATTGATGGTAAAGAAATGAGTGGTGAAAAAGTAGCTGAGTTAGGTCAAGACTATAAAATCAATAAAGTATTCTGGCATGCTGGAAGTAACACTTATGAACTAGACCTTGTTGGTAAAGATGGAAGTGTTAAGACAGCTACTATGGATGGAAGAAGATTACAGGGAACTGGATTATCTGAAGCTATGAATAGACCTGCTGTTAGATTAGGGGCAGCAGTTATGGCTCAGAATTCTCATGATGCTAGTTCTGCCCCAAGATATCTTAGAGATATTACATTCAATGGAGCTCCAGTTCAAATTAAGATTACCTCTAGAGGAGATGCTAATCCTTACATATCCTTTGAGCATCCTGATGGTAGACCATTCTTAAAGGATGAGAAAGGACAGCCACTGGATAGAAAGTATAAACTAGATGATCCAGAAGTAAAAGAGTTGTTGGAATCAGATGTTGTAATTAAAGGTATTTAAAGTATGTCGAATAACCCATTATTAAATGCTGTATCTGCAGAAACAGGCTTAACCCAAGAACAGTTAAAGCCTGGTAATCCATTAATATCAGCTGTACAACGTGAGTCTGGTACATATCTAAATCCTGGAAAAGGAAGACAGTATGGATTTGATGGATTAGATATTGCTGCTGGAACAGTCAGGTTAACTAATACGTATACTGATCCTTTAGAAAGCTATACAAGTTACGGGGTAGCAAGAAATGCATTTATTGATTGGAATGATACTAGAGCTCAGAACCAAACATGGGGAGAGCAATTAGGATATGGATTAACTAAAGCAGGTATTACTGCTGTAGGAGCTCTTGCAGAAAATACTGTTGGTGTAGTTGGGGGATTATTAAACTTAGCATTTGGAGAAAATCATAGCTACTATGATAACCCTGTAGGAAGAACTATAGATGATGTGAACAATTGGGCAAGAGTAAACATGCCCAACTACTACACTAAACAAGAAGAGAAAGCAGGATTAGTAGAGGGTCTGGGAACTATGAACTTCTGGGCTGATAAATTTGCCAACGGTGTTGGATACACAGTAGGTTCTATGGCTACTATGTGGTTAGGTGTTGGTGAGGGAGCTATGCTTGCAAAGATGGCTAATGCAGGAAGGATGGGGAAGATAGCTCAAGCAACTGATAAAGCTTTAGATGTTACTCAAGATGCTGCAAAGTTCGGAAGTAAACAGTTCCAAGCATACAATGCAGCTAAGGTTGTAAATGCCCCATATGCCCCAAACTTTGCAGCTGGAATAGATGATGGCTTAACAGCTATGGCTAGAAGAGCCAATATCAAAACAGCTGCTAAACACTTAAGTGTAGGCTTACATATGTCATTAGCTGAAGCATCTGTAGAAGCTAGAGAGACTAAGAATAGATTTATTGAAGAGCAGAAGGCTAAATGGGAGGAAGAGAATCCAGGTCAAGAAATGCCAGCAGATGTAGAAGAAGGAATTGTAGCATCAGGTGCCGCTGCAGGTAACTTAACCTTTAGTATAAACCTTCCTATTCTTGCAACTACTAATATGATCATGTTTGGAAAAATGCTCCAAACAGGTAAGCCAGCTTCTGAATCTTTAACATATGGTATTAAAAAAGTTGATGGTAAATGGATAGAAGCCATTCCAGAGAAGGGAATGGCAAGAGCATTTGCTAAAGCTAATAGACTCTTTGGAGCCCCAATAAAGAATTCTGCAACTGAAGCTTTCCAAGAAGGAGCACAGTTTACAGCTTCTGAATTATCTAGGGACTATTACTCAGATAAGTTTGCTGATGGTGTTGGGGATATGGCTGAATCTTTTAGTAAAGCCTTAGCCAATACAGTAGGAACTAAAGAGGGATTGGAGAGCATGCTTATTGGTGCTCTTGTAGGAGGAGGAACAGGAATGCTTGGAAGACTTGCTGGAGCTGATAAGAAGTTTGCCCAAGAGAAAACTGCAAATACTAAGAAAGCTCTCGATATTCTAAACTCTGGATCTTTTGCAAAAGTTCTAGAAAATATGGAGAATACAGAAAATAACTTATCTCTGGTTAAGGATATGAATGAGGCTGTACAAAAGGGAGAGTTTACTGAAGCAGAAAAGATTAGAAGAAGAATCATCTCTAATACAGCTAATCACTATAGAAAGTCAGGAGCTCTTGACTATGCAATGGAGCAAATAGACGATCTTAAACAACTTGATGAGACTGAATTTAAGAAAAGATGGGGTTACGATGTTAATAAGACTTTGAAAGAACAGACTGGCATGGAACAAGCTGAGCTTATAGATGATGTCAAGTCTAAGATGAATAGAAGCATTAAGAGACAAGAGCAAGTAGAATCTATTATAAGAGCTCAACAACCATCTAAAGCAATCTTCTCTAGAATACTTGATTCATTTGAGACTAAAGAAATTAGAGAATCTAAAGCATTAGAGTCTAGTTTGAGAAACATGTATGCTAATCAACTCTTGTATAGACTTGAGAATGTAGATAGTATTGATGATCTTATTAAAGATAAGTACCAAGAGCTACTTGAGAAAGCTCCAGCTCTAGCTCAGGTTCCTGAAGAGGACTTTGACTACATGGTTAAGACTGGGCAGATAGAAATATCAAAAGATGGAAACGTAACTGTAAAGTCAACTGTTACAGGAAAGAAGACAGATAAATTAAATGAAAAGCTAAAGGATATTTTAGCAAATAAGTTTGCTCTTAATCCAGAAGATTCTAAGGATTTTGAAAAAACTATCGATGGCTTAGGACGTTTGATTATGGAAAGGCAAGCTGCCATTCAGAGTTATAACGGATTACGTAATAATCCTGAGGATCTTGCTTTGCTCGTAGAAGCTGAGGTAGAGAAAAGAAAACTAAATGATACTTATAAAAAAGCACAGCAAGCTAAGTCAACTATAGAAAATGCACAATCTACAGAAGAACTAGATTTAGCTCTTCCTACAGGAATTTCTGCAGAGGATTTAGCCCTGGCTAAGATTAGAAGAAGAGAACTAGAAGAACAAGAGGATATTCTTGCTAGAGGGTATGAGAAGTTAACTGACGATGAGTTCAATGCAATTGATGAAGATAAGTTATCTCCTGCAGAAGAAGTAGCATATAGAAGAGTAAAGAGGCAGAAAGATATTAGAGATGCTGCTAATAGTAAGAATATTCAAATAGAATCTCCCTCCCCTGTTAGCACAGATATAAGCTATGACGAAGTTCTATCTGATATAGAAGCTAGAACATTTGGGGAGATAATGATTAGTCCTGATGGTTCAGCATTTATAATTAATGGTAAGTCTTATTACAATCTAGAAGACAACCTACTAGATGCTATTGTTAGAGATAGTGATGGAAATATTCAAGGTGTTAGATTAACAGATATGTCTACAGGTAATGTAATTACTTGGAGATTTGAAAACGTATCTGAATCATCTAATCCAGAAGTAGTAGAAAAAGAGAATGCAATTATAGACTCTCTTTCATATGTAATTCTGCTACAAGCAAGCTCTATTAGAGCTGACCAGACTATGTCACCAGCAGAAGCTAGAGAGGAGTTAGAACCTAGAGTTCAAGCTGCTTTAGAAGATGCTGCAGTAAGAGAAAAGTTTGAAGAGAATACAGAAGCTACTCAGACTGAAGAGGAGCTTGCTAAAAATAATCTTAGTAAAACTGCAGGACTAACTGATGATCAGCTTAGAGTACAAGTAGAAACTTTGAAGGCTGATCTAGAAGAAATGAATGAGCTTCTAGAGTTAGAGAGACAGATTGCTATGGAGGCTGGATTCACTAAAAAAGAATTTGATGCTGATCCACAGATTAAGGAGCTTAGAGAGATAAAGAAAAGAATTTCTCAACTTTTAAATACTAAGATTAAAACTCTTCGTAGTAGAAAAGAAGCTAAGAAAAGAAATGTTCTACCTGATACAGATGTTAATACTGAGAATGTAGTAGACGAGACTCTTAGTGAGAGTGAGGAAGATCTTATTTTAGCAGGATTAGAAGAAGAGATTAAAAATCTAGAGAATGAATTAGCTCCACTTACAGAGGTAGCTAAAGCATATAAGGATATTATAGACGGCAAGTATGGGGAAAATCAAGATGTAGCAGGTGCTGTAGTAGCTTTAAAAGATACCAATAAAAAAATTGGAGTTGTTAAAGCAAAGATTACTAAACGTAGAAACAAAATAAACGAAGTAAATGAAAAGAGACAACTTGAGGAACTACGTCAAAACCGTGACGCTGCCGAAAGAGCTGGTCAACCTACTGAAGGGCAAGACCCTGAAACAAAGGATATCAATCCTGGAACAGCAACTCAAGAACAAGGGCTGGCACCAATAAGTGTTGATGCACTTGAGTTAATAAATCAGCAACTTGGGATGGCAGCAGAAGTTGTCAGAGAACAAGAGCAGAAAAATATACAGAATAATATCCCTGTTACTGAAATAGCACCTCAAGCTACTAGTGTTGTTCCAACAGTAGAGACTACTATCCCAGTAGTAAGAACAGCTGGAGAGTCAGATGTTAGATTAGCTAAGGGAGAGTTCCTAACTAATGAAGAGCATCATGTTGTACTCAATGAGGACTTCATGCCTATGCCTAACGACTTAACTCAGACAGTAGATGGATTACCAATTATTGTAGATCCAGGAATTCTAGGATTGCCTGAGTTTGCAGCAGCTGGGACCACTATTACATTTGAAGTTAGAGAAGATACTAAGTGGTGGACAGGCCAATCTCCTACTCTCCCAGAGGATAAACATTGGGAGACTGTTCCTATTTATGCAACAGCTATTAATCCAACAACTGGGGAGAAGGTATACATTGCTCTTCTACAAAGTGCTAATCCAGCATTGGCACCAGGAGAACAAGGTCTAGATAGAAGGGATATCTACAACTTATATAAGCAAGGATTAACCCCTACTGCTACTGTAATTACTAAGAGATATAACTCTAGTAATTTCTCTAATGCTAGAACTACAGGAGGACAACCAGTATTTTCCCCATTCCGACCAGATGGAGGAGTACCTACTGTAATGTATGTAGGTATTCAGAAAGGAACAGGTAAGGTGTTGAGATTAGCTACACCTGGAGATACACTAATTCCTGGAATAGAATCTGTAAATTTTGATTTAAGTAAACTGACTCCTGGACAGGTAGTATTCCCCGTTAGAGATCCTAATGGCAACCCTACTATGGTAGTTGGTAATACTAGGAACGTAACCCCAGAGGTTGTTACAACTGTAGTTGACTCTATTGTAAAAGCAGAGATACCAACAGCCTCTACTTTAGAGACTTTAGTAGGTGTTAACCAACTTATTAGTGAGCAAGAGAGTGGGCAATATGATATGCCTTCTCAAGCTAATGAGGATGTCATAGATCTAAAGCAAGCAGAAGGTAATAACTTTATGCTTGTAGAGACTCTATTAAATGGTACTCAACTAGTAACCTTCTTCTCTCAGACAGCTAATGCTTTTGTTAGACTTAACATGACTGAGTTAAAAGCTGGATTGTCTGGAGGTAACCCAAGATTCTCATTTATAGAGATTGGACTTAATGAAAAAGGGTATCCTGCTATTCTCCCAATTCCTAATGATTCTGTAAATAGAGATGATATTAGCAGTAGATTAGGGGAGGATTTCAAACAAGCTATGCTCAATAAAAAGATGCAAGTGTCACAAGCTTTACTTACTGCTAATGAGGCATTTACATCTCCTATTGACAATAAGACTTATCCAAGCTACTACGACTTTTTGACTAGTGATACAAGTTTATCTACCGCAAGAGAGGAAGGAGTAGGATCTAATGCTATCCTAACTGCAGATGTAATAACTAACAATCATGGTTCTGTATTCTATGATGTAGGTTTGAAGGTAAGTAACTTGAGCACAGTAGAAAAGCCAACACAAGTAGAAGAAGACTTGCAGGCTAAACAAGTAGCCATATCTTTTGATGAGGACTACAAATCTGCTTTAGCTACTATAGAACCAGAAGCCCCTGTTTCTGATATAGAGAGAAGAAGACAATTAGCTCTAAAGAATATATGGGGTATAAATAAAATTAATAGACGAACAGGTGAGTCTAGTATTACGTTTAATACTCGTGGAGCAAAAGATGGGATAGTGTTTGAGCAAGTTTCCACTGAGAATGAAATGATAGATCAGATTAATGCCATATACGATGCTCTAGAGGAAGAAGCAGCTACTCAAGTTGCTCCTGAAGAAACAGTTATGGAGATAACAGGTCCTCAAAGTACTACTGATACATATGACATATTAGGTCAGGCACCTGCACCTACTGCTAAACCTACTCAAGCAGCTGCTGCTACTACAAATGATCTACTTTCATATGTGCTATCAAGACCACAAAGCAGTGTAGATGCAGAAGCAGAGGCAGAACAAAGAGCTGCTGAAGAAGCTTTAAGAAATCCAGATCTAGCAGAAATGGTAAGAAGAGAATGTAACTCATAATAAAATTAAAGATGGCATTTTGTCCAAACCTATCCAACCCAAAAATCAAAGAAGAGTTTGACACTCTCGTATCTAAGTACGGAGAGAAGTCTGCTAACTATATCTGGAATAGAAAAGAAGAGATAAAGCAAGCTCTTAAAAATCCAGAACAGATTAATGCCACAGCTGCTAAGCAATGGCTTAATGAAAGAGGACTGGATGTAACATTCTATGACTATGCTAAGAACATAGGAGATAAGTTTTTACATGGGTATGTACAGAATGCTAGCATGTATTTGTGGACTGCAGCTGATTCAGGAACTGAATACCACGAAGGATACCATATGGTATTTAGAACCATGCTTAGCCAAGCACAAAGAGATCAGTTATACTCTGAGGCAGCTAAACAGTTTGGTGAGCCAACAACAGAAGAGATTGCTGTTCTAAAAGAACTGTTTCCTATTGGGGATGCAGAGGCTAGACTTCTAGTATTAGAAGAGAAGATGGCTGATGAATTCATGGAGTATGTAAAGACTGAAGGAGAAAGTGGTAAAGGCTTGCTAAGTAAATTAGGTAAGTGGTTTAAGGATTTAATGAATTGGATTAAGTCACTTATAAGTGACGATCTATCCATTAAGCAATTGTACTCTTTAGTAGAAAGTAATAAGATGTCAGATGCTTTTGCATCTAGAGGAGTATTTAGAAATCCACAGAAATTCCAAGGCCATGATACTGCTTACATGTATAGAAATGAATATACAGAGGAAGCATTCAATGAAGTTAAGGACACACTGTATACTGTGTTCTTAGATACTAAAGCTAAGCTTGGGAAAAACTTTGATGTAACTGCTTTAGTAGGGGATGAGACTAATAAAGGTTTACTAGCTAATGCAATGGCTATGAGACTTTATGTAAATAGAGAAACTGGGGAACCACTTAGCATACAAAACTCTATTGCTTTATTCAATGCTGAAAAAGCATTTATGGACAATAAAACTCCAGAGAATGCTAATGCTTTAAAAGAACTAGGTGCTAGTCTTAATGCTAAAGCAAGCTATGAAAATAATAGAAAAGTTAGAGATACCTTCTACGATATCTACAATACATGGTATACAACCTTTCAACCAGTTACAGGTAATATAATTAAATATGGCTGGAGAGATATTTTGGCTTATAAACTACAGGAGAATGGATTGAAGCTGATAGGTAAAGATGAATATAAATACTATGAGTTGCAAAATGAAACTCTCCCAGAAGAAGAGGCAGACTTTATTGAAAATGAACTAGCAGTTATTGATGGACAGCTAGAGAAAATATACGGTAAAAGTAATTTGGAAGACTCACCAGCTAGGAGACTTACAGGTAAAGTAAAAGAACTTATATCTACTATTAAGTCTGGTACTAAAAATAGTTTAGGGGTAGAGACATACCTAGATAGAGAGGTAGTCTACAAAGAACTACTAGACATCTTTGCAGGTAAGGGAAGCTTTAATAGCATGTATACTGCTCTAAAGAATGCAGCTGTATTTAAGCCTGAGATACTAAACCCTATTGTACAATTCTTTGATAAGTTGAAGACTGAGGGAAGAGTACAGGACATGGCTATGATGTACAATGCATTTGCACTGGCAACTACTGAGTTTGTTCTTATGAAGAATAGACAAGTAGGATCAAAGTTATATGTAGATATGATCAACCCTAATAGAAAGGGTAAATCTGAAAACGTAGTTGATAAGTGGAGAAAGCAAGTAATTGCTACTGGAGCAACTAACTCTAGAGGTGTGTATGAAGAAGTACCTACTACAGTAGAAGAAGGGGAAGAACCTGTAATGATTCTTACAGCTAAGAAGGATAAAGTAGACAGCATTAAAAAAGCTCTAGATAATATTAAAATTCCTAGAATTCCTAATCCTGTAGTTCCTTACGATAGAAATAATATCCCTGAGCTAGTAAAAGCTGTAGGGGATGCTATGTGGGAGATGGGATTGAATATTGGGAGTAATTCTAATATCAGTGATACTTATGATAATATCTATAAGCTAGTAGCTAATGGTACATATTACACTGATCCAAATGGAAAGACTGTCTTCTATAAAGGGGAGGCTGTAGCAAACATTATAACAGGATTACTTAAGAACCTAAGTACTGGGATAAAGGATAACTCTAACTTTATAGTTAATAATACATCTGTAGCTCTTACTCTAGCTGATATGTTTGCTCCAGTACTAAGCATAGCTGGGGAGAGTCACGTAGGAGCTGATGGTAAGGCTAGGTATGCTACAAACACTCAATCACACATGGTTGAGATTGTAAATAGCATTAGAGAAAGACCTCTGCAAACTCTACAGGATTACATGAATGATCCGTTTATCGGGGCTCATGGAGTTAAAGAATACCAATCTATTCTATTCAGATACTTGCTTGAATCTCCAGAGTATCTAGCAGACTTCAATGTTCAAGATCTAGATGCATGGAAAGAAGATGAGACTGACGATGTACTTACATACGAAGATATCTCTAAGATAGACTCATACCTTGTAAGAATAAATGCATATCTTAATGGGGGAAGAAAGGATACAGCTAAGACATTTATATCTGTACAAGCTGATAGAAATAAATATTCATCACTTACAACCCCAAGAATTTCAAAAAGTAAACTTCCTAAGTCAGATAAGAAGAGTGTAGTTAAAGCTCAAATTATACAAGACTTCTTAAGAATTGCTGAAGCTAAAAGAGTAGTAGAACAGGCCCTTAAGACTAAGGACATGTCTTTCATTATAGAAGGGGTACACAATGATCCTATAACAGGACAGTTTTACGATGAGAATGGTAAGCACTTAGGAAGACACTTTGATTCTAGGTTCTTCCAGTTTACTGCTACAGATGAGAATGGAGCTCAGATAGTATTAGACAAAGAGCTTACTAAGAATGTAGAGAAACCAACAGCTAAGAAGTATATTAGTGATCTTATAGATGATTATGTTACTGGTAAGCTTGGTGAGAAATCTAAGCAAGACTCTGAGATACTAGACAGAGAGCTAAACATGATGGTAGAGAAGGTTATTACTTACATGGATGGTCAAGCTGTTAAACTCAAAGAAATATTAGGGACAGAAGTAAATAGATTAGGTCTAGGTAATGCTCAAGGTTTAAGTGTAGATGAGGTTCTACAATCTTTTGTATACGAAGAAACTATTATGAGAAACGAGATGGTTAAGCTATTCCGTGGATCAAGAGTTTATTCTAAAGACTTAACTGACTTCTACAAACGTATGGGGCATCTAACTACCCCAGGTGGTAAGTATGCTTTAAAGTCTGACAACTTAGGAAGTCCTACATGGATGAATGGAGAGATGTACGGTATGATGGACCAGTACAACGAGATAACTCTTGCAGACTTGAAGTTGAATATAAATGAAAGGCAGACAAAGTATGCAGAAATTTTAGTAAAGAACTTAAAAGATGGGATGATTGCAGCTGGCTTTTCAGAAGCAGATGCCATTGCCATATCAAGTCAATACTCTCCTGGAACCTTTGACTCTACTGATGCTCAGGCATACATTAGTATTGAGATGTATAGAGGGTTAGCACAGGGAGAAGGACTGTGGGGAGAAGAAGAAGAGGCTGCATACAAAGCATATAAAGTTACTGGGGAACTTGTATACCAACCAGGGCTTACCCCAAAAGGATATAAGGCTGGAGATCATGTCCCCATTTATCCTATAAAGAACTACTATGAGAAGTTATCTCCTATAGGTAAATCTATTGCCCCTATATCTGAGAAGAACTCATACTCTGTTCTGCTTACCTCATATACAAAGAACTTCCCTCAGCTGGAAGACTTGAGACAGAGAATGGAGGCAGTAGGAGAGTACCAAGGATTACAACCTGTGCACGTTGCTAACTTTGTTACAGGTAAGAAACTTGTTAAGCAAGGTATTCATAAGGTAACAGGGATAGCTGGGGAATATAAAACTACTATGGTTAAGACTAATGACTCTAAGGGTCTTAGAAAACCACAGTCCATGCCTGAGGTTAAAGACAATCCAACTGTTACTGCTAACCGTCAGGTTAAAAAGAATACAATTGCCAATGTAGCAGATGATACAGAGTATACTTATAATCATGGTATATCTGGAAAGGAATTTAGAGCAACAGGAGATAGACTTAAAAGTCTATACCATAGTGCTATTGAGGAGAAGCTTAGAAGAGATACACTTACTGCTCTAGAAGAACTTAAGATTTCAGATCTTCAAGAAGCTATTGGAACTAAAGATCCTAAAGCTATTAATGCAGCTAAGCTTGAAGTTATGAAGAACATTAGAGATATCATTTATAAGCAGATTATAGATGGGGACTTACACTCTAATTACTTCAATGCTTTGAATATAGAGTTTGATGAGACTGGAGCCCCGAGATTTACATCTCCACTTGACTTTCCAATCTACAATAAGAAGTTTGAAGCTATAATAATGTCTCTGCTTAATAACAGAGTATTCAAGCAAAAGGTTAGTGGATATGAGGCAGTTCAGGTAGCTCAGCTTGGTGGACATGCAACTGATGATGATCTTAAGTTCTTGACTATTGAAGGTCAAGGTAAGAATCAGAGACTTGTGCATGCTGAGATCATGGTAAGAGAAGATGTACTCAGAAAGTTTGGTGTAAAACCTGGTCAATCTTTGGATGAAGTTCCAGAGGAACTGAGAAGAATCCTAGGATATCGTATCCCTAATGCTGATAAGAGTGCCTCTATTATTCTAAAGATTAAAGCAGTACTTCCTAGTAACTATGCTAAAGCAATTGTAGTTCCTGGGCAACTTATTAAGTTGATGGGTTCTGACTTTGACGTAGATAAACTCTTCTTGATGTTCCCGCATCTAAAGCAGGATCCAACAAGCAAGTACGGAGTTAGCAAAATTAATCCTAACTATAAAGCTCTTACAGAACAAAAGCAAAGTATTCAAGATGTATCATACAAGGAACTAGATAACATTATCTTGGATACAATGGAAGCTGTACTATCTAACCCAGCTCACTTTAAAGAAACTCTAGCCCCACTTGATGATGTTACTTTAAAAGATGAAGTAGCTAGAATAAAAGAAGCTATCCCTGAGTTAGGACTAGAGCAGAACTGGAATGATATTACTACAGAGACTGATGCACTTATACGTAATCAGATTGGTAATAAGCTTAGAGGTATCTATGCTAATATCATATCTGGACGAAATGTAGTTCAGCATGGTATAGTTAAAATCTCTAAGGATTACTCTATCAAGATAGAAGATGCAGCAGGACAAGTTACTGAGTACATGGAATACTTAAAAGTAGCTTCTAATGGAATGACTACTGATAGATCAGGATCTCTATTCTTATCAGCTGCAGTGGATAGTGGTAAGGCCCCTATACAATATGAACTCAATGACTCTTTAGTTACTGCTAATGTAAGAGCATTGTTCTTAGGATTTCATCCAGACTATAATTCTCGTACAGCTACTAACTTCTTAAATCAGAAGTATGTAAGGGTAATGACAGACATTATCAACGAGAAGTATAACGGGGACATGAGTAAGATACAAGCTGCTTTTGCAACTGTTAAAAAACAGATTCGTGTAGAGATGGCTAAGGCTAATATTACTCTCCCTGAAACATCAGCTGAGACTTTTGATGGGGAAGTAGCATACCCAATGAAAGCAGCAAGTCTTGAGAACTTGTCTAGAGAGAATGTTAACTTGCAAGAGCAACTTCTGTTCGTAAACAACTTTGTAGCATTCAATAGAGCTGGTAAAAAACTCTTGGATTTATATAAGAGAGTAACCCCAGATGCTATGGAGGGTATGAATAAGCTTAGTAATATGCAAGCTTATAAGGATAAGGGGAAACCTTTTGATACAGAAATTAACGAAGAGACTGGAGAAATAAACAACTCTACAATCTTTACTGGACCTAATAATAACGAAAGTGTTATTGACCAGTTCTTAGGTCCAAACTCTATCTATGGATACCAAAGAGGATATGAGAACTTGATAGATAACGGTCTTGGTGTAGCATCTATATTGTTTGAGAATAGAACAAGTCCAGCTTTTCTATCATTCAAGGAAAGGATTAAAGAGGTTTCTGGTAAAAATGTATTTACCTCAGCTATGCATGAGTTAACTGATTCGAACATAATGTTCCTCATGATGCTTAAGAAAGATTCTCCATTTAATTTCTTTTTATCAGAAAAGTATTCTAGTGGTTTATATTCTGATCCTGTTAATAACATAGGTACCAGGTTATCTAAATTAAAAACTCAGTTCCCTAGATTAGCTGCTACTAAGTTTATATCTAACTTCCAAGATGATATTGACGTAGCTAATAAATACTACGGAGTTAAGTTCGATGGTTCATTTAGATTTAGTAGAACAGAGAAGCAAGGATTTACTAATACATTAAAAGCAATGATGTTTAGTCCTCAGATTTTCTTAAATGCTACAGCTGACTCTATCAAAATTGTTAACGGGGTAATTCAAGATCCTGCACTAGCTGCACAGGCTAAACAAATAAAGAACTTAGGTATACAACTATCTATGCATACATTCTTAAGTAATGCATTTAGACAAGGAGCTAGTTCATATGCTGACATAATTCCATCTGAGTTTCTTACAATTAAACAAGAGGTTGAAGGTGGAAGTCCAATGAGTATTATGGAGTATATCCATAATCAGAAAGCATTCTTACAAGATACTAACTACTTTACAGTTCCTGACTTGGTTACATACCTGCAGTTGTTTGGTCCTATGAAAGCAGAAGGAAGACCTATTATACCTAGAGAGGGTAATAATAATCTTACCAGTAAGACTAAAACTCTAACTAGTTCTAATCCTAATAAAGTAGTTTTCTTTAGAAATATTAATAACGGGGAGACAGGAACCTTTATAAATGTTGGGGAGTACGGTAATGGGAAGAACTTATTTGCTAGACTAGAAACTGGATTTAGAAATAAAAATGTATACTCTCTTCCAGCAGGTAAAACTTCATCAGAAGCTACAGGAAGAATACAAGAGATAGTACAATCATTAACGTATACTAATGATATAAAAATCCAGCCTTCTGAGAATAATAGTATTATAGTTTGTGGTAGATAAATTAACTTTGTAAGATGAGTTGTCAGATATCAAACATTACAGCAGACGGGGTTGTTAAAGCCAATCCAACTGAGACACTGGTAGTCAATAAAATAGATGATCTACTTAGGTCTGGAGCAGAAGTATCAGCCCAGGACTTATATAAAGATTTAATTAACCATCAGTATGTAAACCCTGGAGGTAAACTTGTTATGCCAATACTTACAGATAAGAGTGGCAAACAGAGTTTAGATAGCTCTTCTTTACAATCTCTTGTAAGATTGAATATGCACATGGCTGTAAACTATGGGGCTACTGGAAGAGTATTCAGAATTCAAGGATTTAAAGCTCAAGGTAGACCTGATAACTTCTCCCCATCGTTTAATCAACCACCACTTAGGAACTACAACTACTACCTAACTATCGACCAGGATCAGTTGAATCAGTTACGTAGACTTAGAGAGCCATTGCAGCTTAGCCCATACGATAGAGAACAACTCAAGCAGTATACTAGCAATCACGTAAGAGGGTCACAGGAAAGTAAGAACTTTCAACTTGTAAGAAACCCATTATCCCCAGTACTTACTCAAGCTATAATTACTGAGACAAGCATTGTTAAGTCAGCTACAGATGTAGAGATGACTAACTATGATCTCAAATCTGATAGTAGAGATATTGGAGCAGAGGTAGATCCCGTAGCCTACAGAAATGTAGCCGATCAAATAAAGGCTATGCAGGATTCTTTTAAAAGATCTGGAGTTAATATAGATGTTGAGATCGATCCTACTCTAGAAGTAAAAGGAAGAGTTATTGCTGAATCTGGAAAGAATCCAGTGGTAAAACTTAACCCACTAAAGATTACAGAAGATACTCACATCCATGAATTCAGTCACATCTTGGTAGAGCTGTTAGGGGAGAACGACCCTGTAGTAAAACAGGCTATGAAGGAACTAGAAGGGACTGAGTTATATGCTAAAGTAAAAGAGAGATATCCAGAGTTGAGTAAAGAGGCTCTAGATAAAGAGGTACTTGTTACAGCTATTGGTCTTGCTGGTGCTAAAATTAATAGACAGAACCCTAATAAATTCCAGAAGATTGTAAATAGAATCTTTAGGAAGATAGCAAAAGCTTTAGGCTTTACTAATGAATCTGCAGTAGAAGACCTAGCTAGAACTATGCTTGATGGTAGATTTGATAAAACTAGATTTACTCAAAGTATTACATATTTATCAGCTGATAGTAGAGGGACAGCTGACCTGGCTGAGAAGTTTGATAATCTGCTTACAGATGTTAAGATAGGTATTAAAGAAAACATTGCCAGACTTAAGAGAAGAGATGAAGAGGCTAATGAGAAAGCAGTTGCTAAACTTGAGATACTAGAGAAGAAACTAGATAAGGTAAAGCAAGTAGAAGACCTCATGGAGTTTGTTACCTATACTTCTTCTTTATCTAAAAGGGCAGAAGAAGTCTTCAATAAAATTGAGGAGGAGTACAATGAGAACATGGGGGAAGAAGATAGACTTAGACTATTGTCAGAGCTACATAAAGTCAACATGTATTTGAATGACTTTTATGGAGGGGTAGATAAGAGTAAGAGTATCATGGGGAGAGTAAGATCTCTTGTAGCTGTTAAGCTTAAGAGAATGAATAGAAGACTTACTGAAGAGCAGAGAGCTACTGACCCAGAGTATGCAAAGCTTAGCAGTGTGGAGAAGACACTAGTAGATGCTATTGATAGAATGGATGTTGTACATGAGGACTATCTTAATACAGGTATCCCTATGATAGCAGACATGCTCATGGAGTATCATACTCCTGAGATTAATGATCAGATTAATAGCATTATAGATAACATTGATAAGAACAAAAGACTTATAGCCATAGATAAAGATGCAGAGTATAATGCACTTAAAAGGGCTAACAAAGAAGGTACTTTGACAGATGATGCTTACCAGCAAGCTTTAGTAGAATTGAATATAAGGCAGATGGAGAAGAAGAGAATTGGTAAGGATACTATTGAAGCAGAGCTCAGAAAAGCTCAGACAGATAAATCTTATTTCAGCTATCTATTAGACCCACTAGTATATTCTTCTCAGGCTAGTCTTCAGATGTTTGCTCTTACAGTTAAGAACAAAATGCTTGAGGCTAATCAAAATACTCAAGACGTAATCTTCAAACTTGCTGGAGCATACGATGAGTATAGCCAGGTAAAGGGAACTGGATTTGATGCTAATAAATTTAACGAAGATATTACTGAATTAGTAGATCACTCATACTTTGATAATGAGAGTGGGAAATATAAAACAATTAAAGTATTATCATTTGTTCAGCCTTACGATGTAACTGCATATAGAAATGCAGAATCTAAGATGTATGAAGATCTTGGGAAGAAGTATAACATCCCAGAAGATAAGAGTCAGAGAAACATGTGGTTCAAGGATAAAAGTAATGCAGCAACTATTAGATCTTTTTATAGAGGAGTATCAGAATGGTATGCTCAGAACTCAGAGCCCAGTGCAGATTCTAAAGCTACATTAGTTAGATTACTTGGTGAGAAAACTAATATCCAATCTAACTTAAACCTTGCTACAGCAGAAAATGATGGGGATAAGATGGCTTACTACATGAATGAGTTAAGTGAGATTAACTCTATAATTAGTAAGATATATGATCCTACTACAAAACAATTTAAAGGTAGAGCAGTACAGCCTAATGCTAAGTATATAAATCCAAAGTTTACTGCTCTTCAGAACAATCCAGCTGCATTTAAATATTACACTGCTCTCCTAGATCAGTATAAAGAAAGCCAGACTAAGATTGGAAAAGGCAAAATGCCTGGTAACTCTTGGGAGAACTTTAGTTATGTAGCCCCATTTATTTTATCTGATGGACTAGAGAAAGTACAAAGAGATGGAGCTATAGATACTATAAAGCTAAAAGCTAGAGAAGGATTCAACTTCCTCTCTACTGATACTAGCTACGGAGATGCCATTAATGCTAATAAAGAATCAGGAAATAAACTAGTCCCTATCTTCTATACCAATCCTACTGATGAAAAGATGATAACTAGGGATATGGTTAGCTCTATCATTCAGTTTGCAGGAATGTCTGACATGTACAAAGCAAAGTCAGAGATTCAAGGAGCTGTAATGCTTATGAGGGATATAGTATCTAATAGAGAGACTATAGCTACTACTGCTGATAGCAATCCTATCATCCATAGACTATCTAATATGGTAGGTAAAACAAGATATAAAACTACAGATACTGATTCTGCTAATTTTAAACATCTTGATGAATGGATTGATACTGTATTCTTTGGGGAGACAGAACTAAAGGAAAGTCTCAATAGATTGGGACAAGAGATATCTGTAAACAAACTAGCTGGAAAACTAGCAGGGTATACAGCACTGAACAACCTTGCATTCAATGCTCTTCAAGCTACTAACCAGCTTCTGATAGATAACGTAAGGCTGATTGAGGAAGGAGTATCTGGACAATTCTTTGGGAAAGCTGATCTTGCATGGGCTAAGTCACAGTTCCACTTGTCTCTACAAGGATTAGGTCAGTTAAAAGACTTCGAAGCATTTGCCCCTAAGACTAAACTTGGACAAGCTATTTTATACTTCGATGCTCTATCAAATGTAACCAGTTCTATCTATAAAGATAAGAGTGGTCCTAAAGCTTTAAGAGCTGTAAGAGATACTCCTATGATGCTACAATCAATAGCAGAAAACGAGACAGCTCTTACTAGAATGCTAGCTTTGATGAAGTCTTACGAAGGTAAGATTGTAGATACCAATGGACAGGTAATTCTCAATGAAGAAGGTAAGCCTGCTAACCTATGGGATGTATTCATCTTAGATGAGAAGACTGGTAGATACAGTATTGATTCTAGAGTTAAGGATGCCAACAAACTAAGGATACAACTTAGAAATAGAATCTCTGGATTGACTAAGAAGACAAACCAGGTTAAGAATAAGTTTGATGATGCAATGCTTCAAAGAAGATGGTATGGTAAACTAATCATGCTGTTCAGAAGATACTTTGTCCCATCACTTAGAAGATACTATGGACATGGTAACATCTCTAGACTTGGAGGTGGATTACATAGAGACATAGAATTGGGTACAGTATCAGAAGGTTTGATACATTCTACATTTAGATTATTCAAAGAAAGTTTTGCTAAAAGAGGAAACTTTGCTGCCGTCTACAAACAGATGGAGGATTTTGAAAAACAGAATGTAAAGAGATTCGGGGTACAGATTGGTTTTGTTATAACTTGTCTAGCTATCCTAAGTGCATTGCAAGATGATGACGATGATGATGAATCATTTGCAGAACACTTTGCAATCTATCAGGCTCTTAGAATGCAATCAGAATTAACTCAGTTCTTAAAGCCCAATGAATTTGTAAAGATGGCTGAGTCCCCAAGTGCTACTATCAGAACTGTTGGTAAGACAACAGAATTACTGAATCAATTTATGATACAGACAGGAGGAATGATAACTGGAGATACAGAAGGAATGTACTATGAGAGAAAATCAGGATCTCATTTAAAGGGAGATAATAAATTCTTAGCTAGGCTAGAAGATCTTATCCCAATCTTAAATGGTATAAGCAGATCACAGAATCCAGAAGAGGCAGCTAAGTGGTTTAACTTAGGGGCTGGCTCAGGTAAATAAGACAGGGCATAAAAAAGGGGGCTACTTGCCCCCTTCCTTTTGCTCTACAATTTTGAGCTTATCATTTTCTTCCATCAGCTTCTTAAGATACAGAGCTAGATCAAGAGCTTCTTCATAGGCATGTTGCAGCCACTCTTGTTTAGATAGGTCCTTCCTATCCATAGTTGTACCGTATGTTGCTAATCCTCTTTCTTCACGGATCTTTAGATCCATGATTACTGATGCTAATAATCTACTTGGTTGATTCATTCGTCACCTCCGTATGTTTCGTTTTCTTCAAGTGTTTCTTGTTTAGGTACAAATTGTTTAGACCCATCTTTAAGTGTAAATTCAACACCTAAAAACTCTGTTTTTGATTTAACATAACCTGTTTTAGCTTCTTCTTTTGGAATGATGATTTTATGTTTCCAAACACATTTAGAATGATTCTGATCTACTGCTGTTTGCTTTTTCATTTGTCAGCTCCGTAGTTTTCAGAATAGTAATCTTCTGTATCTTCAATACCTTCATACCCACAATGAAATCCATCAGAGAAAGCCTTATTAATTTGCTCTCTTTGCATTGCTTTAGCTTGAGTAAGAAGTTCTTTTATTTTTTCTATTGAACAAAATTCATCAGGTCTTACATTATTTAAATACTGTAATACCCAGTCTATTGCTGTTTGATTTTTCATATCCAATTTATTGGTTGTGCAAGGTAATCATTAGCTTTCATAAAACAATTACTCCCAACAAATCCAGCCTTCATACTTCCGTATACTTCAGCTGCAGGATGTGGAGCAGTAATCACAACATGGGATTTGCCTTGATTCATATTCGTAGACTTAATTAAATCTTGGAATCTGTTCTGTGCATATTTACCCCATAAGAGAAATACAACATTGTCTTTTTCTTGGATCATCTTAGCTACCATCTTATCTACAAAACCTCTCCACAGGTTTTCATGAGAGTTAGGATGACCCTTTACCACAGTTAATGTTGTATTGAGAAGTAGCACTCCTTGTTTTGCCCAGCTCTCTAAGCTGAAGTCAAAGTTAGGTAGTTCTTCCTCTCCGTGTTCCAAACATAGCTCTTTATAAATAACTCTAAGACTTGGGTTAATCTTAAACCCTTGTCTAACCCCGAAGGCTAGACCTGTTGCAGCTCCATTGTGATACGGATCTTGGCCAATGATGACTGCTTTTAAATCTTTGAGTTGTGTCAACTCAAAAGCTCGAAGAACCTCTGGACTGCTTGGGTAAACAGTCCTAGAGGCTCTCTCTGCTTTTAAAGTTGACTTGAGCACTTCGTATTCAAGACCGAGCTCTTCAGTTGCTTGCTGATAAACTGGAGCCCAATCCCCTAATTGTTCAAGTACTTTTGACATTAGACTTTCTTTCTACAATAGATTTAGGTGTGTAATAATACTCTGGATCAAATCTTTCTTGGGACATATCAAGTGCTGAGTGCAGCTCATTCTCTGGTGGAATAGTACAGTCTAGCTTCTCCTCAAGTTCAGCTTTTAGAATCTGAGACTTGAATAGAACTCTAGCAGTCTGTCCATCCATATTAAACCCGTGGTAATCTAGAATCTTTAACTTCAAGAAGTCATCAATCTTAGAATACTCACTATTCATCAAATGATTGTAGGCACTCTGTGATGTCTCTGGAACTTCAAATACAAATAGTACATGACTAGAATCAGTGTCAATCTTATACTTAAATGTTCTGAATGCACATAGTGCAGCTTCGAACTTTAAGAATAGAATATCCCCTGAGAATCTGTACAGTAGTGCAATGACATTCTTATCATCTTGAGTTTCTACAAAAGCATTAATGAAATACTTATCCCACAAGAATAATTCTCTGTTACCCCCTAATAAAGGAGCAGCAAAGATTGAGGACAGGTTTGTCCTGGCAATAGATAAGTCATAGCCTTGTGCAGGGTTCTTTGGATCTCCCCCTGCAGTTAGCTTCTGAATTACATTAATCTTGTAAGGAGTTTTTAACTTAGGTCTAATTACCTGCCCGATAGAATAATCGAACTCTACACCTTCTAACTTAATGATATCATCAGATTCATTATAGATTGGTTTGAATTGTTTTATATCCCCAGACAGTCTTACTGTCCTAGCATTGATAATGGTTAGAAAGCACTTACCAGGTTTCCCAGGAGGGAGATTCAGATTGAGATTCTGTTGGCTCATTCTCTTCAGGTTTAGAGTTAATACATATTAAAGACTGTAATTCAGGTAGTTCCAGTTTAACTTCTCGTAGTACATCTTCCTTAGTTTTAAGTAGATATACCAGTCGAAAGTTAATGAAGAACTGTTCTAAGCCTTCAACTACTCCAAACTTTTCTACATACTTCTTTAACACAAACCCTTCGATTTCTTTCTCACGATCCTTCAGCCAATTCTCTGCTGTCTTGATTCCTACACCTGGGATACCTTGGATATTATCTGTGCTATCCCCCATTAAGACTTGTTTCCATAAAAATTTCTCGGCATCTGTTTCACTAGTTGTCACAAACTCTACTTTCTGATAATTAAAATGCTTGCCTATGCACTGATGCAGTACATCCTTATCGGGAGAA